TAGGTGCCTTCTCTACATTAAGTTTTTCAATTGTCTTTTGTGACTCATCAATCGAGGCTAAAAGTGTGCGACGCTCCTTTTGTTGTGAACGTCTTAAAGACGCAGCTTTTTCTGCACCTTTTTCATCAGTAGATCTAGCCATCGTTTGGTCTACTGACTCATCCAACTGTTTCAGCGCTTTTCTTGCAGCACTTATATTTTCTTTTTCAGTCGATATCTTATCATCTATTAGTTGAACTTGTGATGATACTCCACCAGAAATAACGCTGTGTTCTAAGTGTGATTTTGATAAGTAACCAAAAATACCCATTGAAGTTATCAATGAAAGTATTAATACTGCTGTGGTAAAATAGTATTTAAGTAATCTAGCGGTAGTCTGCCAATTACGATATATCCATGAAGCAGCAACAAGCTTAGCTATTTCTAAAGCTACACCCATTATAATAGCTGCAATGGGTTCTCCAGAAAATATAGCAACTAATCCTGCTACAGAATAGTATGCAGCGACAGATGATATTGCAAATGCCGATGCGAATAGTATCAGTGTGAAATTCATGGTTGTGGATCTTCTGGCCAATTAAATTCTCGCCAAACCTGCCCTTCGTTGTCTATATGAGTTGGTTCTAATTCTTCTCTACCATCATCGTTAAATCCAAAAGGTAACACTTCATCCTCAATTTGTTTCATCTGCTGTGCATAGATGTATTCTCTCATGCCGCTATCGATCGATTCTGCAAACATTGGTGTTGCTGCAAACCAACCAAACATCACTAAATTCATCATTAAGTCGTCATGCATTCCGCTCATAGCTTCATATGACTGACCTTTAGAAACAAAGGTAGACATCTCTATGATAGTCTCAGCATCGACTATCTCTATCTTTTTCTGTTCTACCAAATCTTTAATGTGTGAACAGCCGATCTTCTTAGTACGTTTATCCATGTATACGCCAATGGCATCGGCTTTAACACCATTAGATGTATAAACATTTTCATACTCTAAGTCATAGAATATGCCGTTACATACGACTTGGCCCGCGTCATTATTCTCAATTACCACTAACGCTTTATTATACATGTTAGCATATTTATAAATGACATCTGGAAACAACAAAGGAGAGATATTGTTATCTCTGAATGTAGCAACCTGTCTAAAAGGATTGGTACTTACATCTATAATATTGAACGTTGAATAATCTTGTCCTCTGCCTTTTGCTACATCGACTAATATAATATAATTATGATCTTTAGATTCTGGATCTTCTTTATCTCTCTTCACCGGCACTTCATAAACATTTACGCTGTTCATTGAATATAGCGGTTCTTTAGATTTTAAAGATAATAATGTATTAGCATTAATTAATGTATTACCCGTTCCATGGAAGTTATTACCAAATTCTTGGTCAAACTGAAGTTCTGATGTATTGGAAATGGTTTGACGTTTCCATTCTTCATCGCGACCTGGAACATCCCACCAGTCAACACGAAATGATTTAAAATCATTTGTGCCTTGCACTGCACCTTCCCACAACTTATGGAAAGTATTACCTAAACCATTCGCAGTTGATGTGATGATAACGCGAGTAGTTTTACCTGAAGTAATTACAGGATATGTAGATGTATAGAATGTGCCATCATTCTCAACGAAAGCAAACTCATCGAGGAACAGTAAGTTAACTGACATACCGCGAATAGAGTTACCAGACGTTGCAGCTGCAACTATACGAGAGTTATTTGAGAACTCAATCGATTTCTTATTAAGTGTCTTACAACCGGGTTGTAAAAAGAATGGCAGATTTTCTAATGCAAGCGTAACACGCCCCAACATCTCTTGTGCAGTTGCACCCTTGTTAGCTAAGATTGCAATCGTCTGTTCTGGTTTAAAAATAGCAAACCAAAGAATGTATACGACAGATGAGATAGACTTACCTGATTGTCGACAAGCCAAAACAATAGAAAATCGATTATCATTAAAATGATCGAACATCTTTTGTTGATAAGGATAAAGACTAAACGGAACTAAACCCTCATCAAGGTTAATGATCTTAATGTACTTATTTGCAAAGTACGCAGGATCATTCATACACCTAATGTATTCTGATAGTTCGTCTTGGGAGAAAGTCTGTTGAACACCGTCTCGTTTGACGAGCGGGTTCCCTAGATACCCGTACTCGTTATTCGTTAGGTGTGTTAGTGTTGACATCGATCACGGCATTCTTATTCTTTTGTTGATCAAGAATAAAACGTTGTAGGTCTGTTGTAGATCCTACAAATACATTATTATTGGTTATTTGTTCGGGAGTAGATTTAGCCTTCGGCCCATTGCGAAGGTTTTGGAGCTTTTTCTGGAGATCAGCAAGCTTATCAGTATTATCGGCTTGTGTTTTTAATAAACCAGCTAATACTTCGAAAGCACGAGGATGTTGTGAATCCTTTGCAAGTTCCATCATAAGATCGATAGCTACATTCCCCTTATCAATAAGCTCTTTATATGTCTCTCTCGACACATCATAGTCAACCTGCAGGTCGTCGACCGGTGGCGAAGATTCCAATGGTGCCGATATCGGCATATTCTTACTAAGGGCTTTTGCTATCTTCTCTTTTTTGCTTTCAATAGTATCTATACTTTTCATATCATTCACTCAGTAAAACCAAAGTCTTGGTCATAATTAATAATTGTTTCAATAATATTATGTGGATCTGCAGGACCAACATTTAATGGAGAAACTTGATTGTTTATGGTAGATACTTTTTTCAGTGTATCTTGATTTCTGATATTAACAGTAGAATCTTTGATAACTCCGATATCTTTTTGTATTGGACCATAAAACGCAATCTTCATGTTAAAATCTAGTGTATAAATTAATGCTCTGCGCTGTTCAAATTCGCCCTCATAATCATCGCTCATAGTAACAGATTGTAGAGTGATAGGCACATCTCTAATAAGATCGATCTCAGGTATTTCTTTTACTGTAACTATATATTCTGGATTAAAATATGGTAAAATCTGTTCAGTGATCTGTAGAACTTCATCTTGTGTTTTACCGATAATATTTAATTGCACTGATAAGTTATACGGAGCAGCTGAATAAATTGTATTGACACCGTGAATAGATGGAGTTTGTAATTTTATATTCCTATTAACTTTAGCCATCGTATCATATGAAACCGAGGTAATTTCAAAGGACATACGTGGTAAGCGAAGAGCAACCTCAGGAGCCAAAAGATCTGGTTCTTCCTTTAGACGCGCTAAGAACTTTTGCTTAGGTCCATATGCCAATGGTACTTTAACAGTACTTAGCACGTTACCAGCCTGATCGCGTTTAACAGTCGTAATGTTGTTGAAGAGCGTGCCAAAAATAGCTACGCTCTTGCGAAGGTGTTGATTATAAAAATATTGTCCAAACATTTATTTTACCAAGTATCGTTAGACCAAGCTACACGCTTCCAAATATTACCACCAGAAACATAATCTGTACTTGTGAATGTTAAAGGAAATACTGCTTGATACGCCATACTACCGGTACCCACATAGGTGTAATTATCATCACTAGATACGCTATTGACTATGCTGGTTGCACCACCATCAGAATCTGATATGATATCACCCACAGCAATTTGCAGTGTGTCAGCCGATTTAGTTAATTGGAAACTATTAGTATTTAAAGCTGTCGCTCCATTATATGCTGTAGCTACAGAAACTTGATGTCCTACTTGTCCATAATCTGCTGTACAATAATAGATGTATCCATTATTAAATGATAAGTCGCCTTCTAGATCACCAATAGCTCCTGTGCTGTGCGTAGGTACTGTTACAACACGACCACCTGCCCAAGCTGTTTCTTGTACTGTAGTATCTGGGAATGTTAATGTACCATCTGAACCAAATGTCCATTGGTACGTAGAAGTATTTACCTGAACAACTCCGTGTGTAATCGCACCATAACCTGCAGTAAGACTTAGGTTACCACCAGAAGTATTACTGCTACCAGCAGTTAACTGTACGTGACCGCCTAGTGCAACTCCAAAACCACCATCGATATTTACGTAACCACCATAACCAGATGTTGGATCATCTGCATCACCAGCATAAATCTTAATATCTCCAGCATTAATGCCCTCAGCGTCTCCAGCCCATAGATAAACATCTCCACCTTCACCAGTTCCCAAACCTCTTTGACCTTGAATAATTAAGCGTTGAGCATTAGTATCTACATCAGGAGTCGGTCCAGTAATAACTACTTGTTGCCCACCATCACCGAATTTTAAAGTTTGTGCGGTTTGAATTCCACCGTTGTGTAGATTTGTAGATAATGTTGGGAATGTTATATTACCATTTGATCCAAAATACCAAGTGTATGGTGTTCCATCATTAGCTTGTGAATTGATAATAACATGATGATTTTCTGTAAAGCTATTATCTTGATCCCTAACTATAACGTTAGCTTTTTCTCCGCCTAATATAAGTTGTGCTGCAGCTTCGTCTTGTGGACCACCAGCTCGAATATGAATATGATTTGGAGATGTAGGATCGATGACCAAATATTGACCCCCGTAACCAAAATCTCCACCTGGAGATATGCTATACAGATCGTTATCTGGCACTAATTCGATTGTGCTGTAACCTAGACCATCACCTGATGCTGTACCATCACCAATAATTTTTACACCGCTGAATGTAATATCTCCAGTATTTGCAGCTCCGCCTCCTGGAAATGGATCATCAAACGTTGGTGCCCATGGTATTGACTTCCAAATCTCAGGCTGATTTAGTTTAACTATGATGCCATTGAAGTCTGCTATATTACTACCAGACTGATAAGATATCGTGATTTCATCTGCAAAAGAGTCATGTATAACGTGTTGAACATTACGACCATAACCATCATATGTAACGTATAATTTGGAATCTTGTCCTAATACATGCGCATCAACTAGATCTTGATATTCCGGTTTCCATTCTGCAGAAAAAGCATATGAACCTGCCGGAAGTTGAAACGAAACTTCATAGTACGTATCTGCAACGCTAACGAAAGAACCGTCAAGCGTGCATAAGTAATATGGATTATTATCTACGTCTAATTCAATTGAAACCGATGTAATAGTTCGAACGACTGTTCCATCTGTAATAGTCCAATCTTCTTGTGGAGGTAACTGACCAGCCAATGGATTTTCTATTTTTAACGCAACGTCGTTAGTTGCATTGCTAAATCTAGCTTGCAGTGAAAAATTGATGTCTGGATGTTCATGAGAAAAAATAAAATTTGTAAATTGATCTTGTTGTATATAATCTTCTCTACAGACATAAAGATTAGAGCCATCAAACGCCATATTACCAGCAACGTGTCCATCTACACCCGCATTATTTGGAGGCGCGCCAACAAATATGCCTAGATCTGGACGATTAGATAAGTCATAGAAGTCACCGCTGATAGCCACATTCGAAAAAGAAGGCTTGTTTATTAAGTCACTGTAATCGCCAGTCTTTAATAAGTTACCGCCCGAGATGTTAACTCCATCAGAAGCTAAGGCAGCATAAATCTCTTCAAAGTTTGATTTGATCTTTATTCCACCAGCGCGCAGTGTATCACCAGTCTTATCATTATTAGTTGTGCCTACGTTAAGTACTTGTTTTGCCATGATTTTTCCTATTAAATTCTGTTATCTTGCATCCCACGTTGCCGTATTTTCGTCGAAACGTAAGATGTTGTTATCTAGTGAAATTGCTGATGGTTCATAATCTGATAATGTAAGTTGTTCATATGCTCCACCTGGTTCTCCAAAAGGATTCGTTTCAGAGAAATCAAGTATAGTATCTCCAAAACTTTCAAAGTTTTGATTCTGTGCATTCGGATCATTAGGTAATTCAAGACCACTACCAGCTGTGGTAATTAAAAATGCAGCTCCCGATGTCATACCAATTAATCGACGTTCTACAGCAGCATCACCAATACCAGATTCTTGGAAATATCTGGGTTTTCCATCAGTAGATCTTATTTGATTTACTGTAATAGCTGCAGCAATACCACCTGCGAAATCGACAGAAGCTAAGTTACCATATACAAATATAGGTCTGTTATCTTCATCATATCCCAAGAACTGTTGTACTTCTTCATTCTGAACGAACGACTTACTATTACCAGAACCTAAACTCAGTCTTTGAGATGCAGCGAAAATATTTTCGATGCCGTCAATAATATCGTAGCCAGTATTAAACTTCTCACCAGAGTATTCGAATGTTTCACAGTGTAATTCATACACGAAGATGTTAGCCAATTGATAGAAAGCTGCTTCGTGTTCAACGAACTTGATTTCCATAAATGTGCCAGAAAGCGGGATGTATAATAAATCACCTTCGTTTGGACGACCACCAATCATGGTAGTATTTTCTCGTCCAATAAAGTTTTCCCATCTTCTACGTGATACAACAAATGTCGCTTGGTCTCGAATCTCTAAACCAAATTTAGACATGATTGTGCCTTCACCGGTATATCCACCTTCATCGATGTACATTTCAATGAAGTAAGCTTGATTGAATTCAGATGCTATAGCATCATTCATCACGCTATCTAAGTTCTTAAGGTTTCGTGGGATATAGTAAATATCTTGTCCATAAATCCTTAAGGACTCTTCGATCATATCCTCATAAAGTCTTTGTTCGGATAAGACCCCGGGATTAAAGTACACATTGGTTGGCATTTAATTATCCACAGAAAAAGTCAACTGGTAATTCGTGCGTATTGCGTAGTTCTTCCTCTAATAATCTAATATCGTTCTCAGCATCATCAATATATTGACGTGCATTAATTGTAACTCCACCCGGTAATTGCATACCATCGAACTTAGCTAAGTTTGCACCCCACTGGAATTGAATTAATGCAGTTGCATAGCGCTTAAGCCAGAAGTCATTCCAAATCTCATCGCTTATTACTCTTCCATATGCTTCAACCATGATATATTGTCCAGCTTGAATCTTCTCACTCCACTTAGTTTCAATATACAATCTATTTCCGTGTCTTTGATATTGCACTGTTTGAACACCGTTCAGTAGAGAATCTAGTGTTGAAAGATACTGTTGCATCTCAACGAAGTATTGCATTGAGTCTGCTCTATATAATGCATAGAAATCATTTAAATACATCTGATACTTCATGTTAAACATGTTCATACCTGACCATGCAGAAGTCAATGGCAGTATGCGAGTGACTGACACTACATCATCGCTCAAAATGAGATATCCATTGGCTATATCAATTTCGCTAACTTGATGTGGAATATAAACTCTTCGTTGTGCATCGTAGTGATAATCATAGTATTTTTGAAGTGCTTCGTCAATACGATCGTCTAATTGATCTTCGTCGATATTGACTTCAAGCACCGGCTGACCCAATGCTCTAAGGCAATATTCTTTTAATTCTGTTCTATTAGTTGGGGTTGCCATTTAGTATCTCTTATTTTTTTAGGATAGAACGAACCATCCATGCGGTTTTCTTATGAGCAGCTAAACGATCAGCTGCATAGTTTGAAATTTGGTGCTCATTGACTTCTTCAGCTGCATCGTATAATTGTTGATAAAGAGTTAACATAGTTTGAGTATCAGCTAAAAGCTTTTCAAACATTTCAGTTGCTGATGGGAAACCTTCTTCATCTTTAATCAAGCTTTGTTGGGCATAGACTGATAAAGAACCTGGAGCTTTTTCACCCAATTGTCTAATAAACTCTGCAAGAACGTCCGATTGATCAAACAAATCTTCATATACTGTGGCAAAGAATGCATGGTAATCGCTGAAGTTTGGGCCCTCTACATTCCAATGGAACATGTGGGTTTTTAGGTAAAGAGCAAAGTTAGATGTTAGGACTTTACGGAGTTGTTCAACTAGCTTATTCATGGAAAATTTCCTTCTATTGGATGTATGGCTAATTCTATTTATAAAAAAATGGGGATCATTAAGATCCCCATATGTAAGTTTATAAACCTTATTTAAAGTCGTATGCAAAAATTATAAAACTTCTACTATCATAATATCCATCATCGCTGATCTTAGGCATATATTCTGCACTAATCCTTGCGTTATTGTTGATTTTATAGTTCACAGCAGGCCCTAGATAAACCTCGGTTAAGTTTGTATCATAATCATATTTGCGTACCTGAGAAGTTAGTCCAAGCATCCAATTATCATTAATAACTTTACCAACACTAGCTGTTACTGCATATTCTTTCTTCTTTTCTTCAGGTGTTTCCCCAGAAAGATTTGCTTCATATATAAAGTTAGTTGCCCAAATCCAATCAGTATTACCTATCCTATCACTTAATAATAGTTTAGGTTCTATACCTTGTCTACCATTAATCATCTTGTGTTCGAAGTATAATGTGGGGTTGCCCCAAATTTTACCCCAATCAGCTAGCGCATACCTAATTTCCCAACTAAAACCTCTAGTTGAAAATGTCTGATTGTTTGCAGCGCCATCATAAACTGTGTGATGATATAGATCTAGTTCTAATCTGTTACCTAAACCAAATGCCAATTCATCACGCATCCTTATCATAGTTGGTCCGTCTTTTCTGTCTCTAAAGTCGAACCACTTTTCATACTTTACATTTCCAGGTGGAGTCATCACATAAGCTCTAGTACTTGGAAACATCCTAGTAGTAGTCCATATGGGTTGATTATATTCTCCAACAGTCTCAAACTGATTACTTAAGTGCTTGTCAGTTACTACAACCGGTGGAAGTTTATCAAGCTTTTCAACCTGAACTTTCTCGGTTGATGTTTCCAACCTATTATTTTGTGCTAATAATGGAAAACTGCATAGCACAAAAAATATTGATACCAATATTCTTTTCATCTTATTTCCCTGTTGTTTGTTAAAGAACGGTCGGTCTATCCCCAACCGTTCGCAATGCTATTTTATAAGATAAATGTTACTATGCCTGCTGTAGTTAATAGTAATAGTCCCCAAGTTCCTAAAGCTTTATAGTATGTTCCGAGTGGAGTATTAAAATACTTGTGACCCACCATCACACACTTATGAGTAGGACTTAATAGATAACCACAAAAATCTACTGCAAAAAACCATAAGAAATACTCAATACCAAATACTTGAGCCATTAATACGGCGATTGCTATAAACTTTCCGCTACTACCCATTAAGAAACTAATTACAAAGCCAATTATAGAAATAAGTAACATTCCAGTGAATACTTCAGGATTGAGTACACTAGATTTAATTATCTCTTGAAATTGACCGTCATATGTTTTCAGCCAGTTTCCTAGCATGATGACAATACCAACTATTACCAGCACATCCCATCGAATATAATTTAATAACTTCTTAAAATTCCATTCTTGGGTTATTAACATATAATATAAAGTCAAGAAACCAAAACATCCAACCATCCACGCTGAATTATAGATGTACATACCAATAGCTATAAACATCGGTATGACATTTCGTAATACGGCAGAAAGCTTAAAGTTTCCTGGAGCAATTGCAATTTGTTCTTCATGAACCTGATACCAAATATACCAAGTGATGAAAGCCAAACTAACAATCAACAACGGCGCAACCATTCCCAACCAAGCGGTATAAGTTAGACCAAATGCGGCGATAGGTAAGATAACTGTTTTTTCTAGCGGACTCCAAAAATAATAATGGTGTGTCGCTAGGTAATCAACAATCCCCAACTTTTCTCGGCCATGACCTTCCTTAGGTGCTACGGTATCTAATAAACCAGCAGATACAGTAACTCTACCTTCGATAGGGAGAATACCTCCGATTGCGCTTAGGAGTACAACAACAAACTTGTTACTTCTGAATGTGTTTCTTACATATGCAAAAGCTGGGACAAAAAGGCTATGCTCTTTTGCTAATCCAGCAGTGATCATGATGAAGAATATCATCCAGAGGTATGATATGTTCTTTAATAGAACATCAAATACAAAGTCCATGATTTACCTCTTAAACTACGTTTTTAATTATAACCATCACGCTAATCCAAGTCCAAAGACTATTGAATGCAACTAAGGTAGGTAATAGTTTCTTATTGCTTGCCCAAATCAATGTAAGACTTGTCAATAACGTTAAGAAATATAACCACCAAATTTGAATCCCAAAGATTAAACCTGGGACAATGATGATCGCCTTTGTGGCCCAACTGAGAGCCTCTACTATGTTATAATTGGTCCAGTACTTTCTAGTGAACCACATCGCATAGCAGTCTTTTATAGCTATAAACCCAGTGTGTCTATAAACTATAAAAAGTAAAACGCACGTTATAAAACATGCGATTAATGTTTGATAAATTGTCATTATTTAAACCATCTATGAAAAGGGCACTTCGATTCATTGTGCTTTACATAACTTTCTTTCATTTGAGAACGCTTATGCGTAAACGTAAAGTTCTGTAAAAACTTCTTCTTCTTCAACCATAAATCATCATAAGCATTTTTATCTCTACAGATAAACTTATATTTATTTTGTGTCAATGGTATCATATATGCTAATGGTGTACCAGCTTTTATCATGTGTGAACCATTTAATTTATGCCAATAAAGTTGTAAATTGATTGCATCGTCTATCGAAGGATCTAATATTCCTGTAGACTGTGTAAATGTAAAGTCGTCAGAATACGGAACCGGAAGCATCATAAATTTAACACCCTTAGGAGCAACTATATGCCAAGGAGTATTAATTTTTATGATAGATCGTAATGTATTTGGAGGAATAGGTATGTGTTTAGCTACTCCTTCGAAAGAATGATCTTGTACGATAGGAGCATCTTCTGCTTTATCCATCAGCTCGGCTAAGGTGATATTAGGTACTGTCCATTTATAATAGTTTGGATCTCCATTGGTTTCAATTATTATATCACACCAAGCAGTTATGAAGAATCCATTCTTATACAGATCAAATATACCTGGACACCTATATGCGTGTGATATCGTTGTGCCATTAGCTTCGTTTAGACGTTTAATATAGTCTTCACGCGATTGCGAAAACCAAGCTTGTTGAAAATCTTTAGCTTCCAAAATTGGAGTAGATTCTGCAACCCCGTCTATGCTAGAAAAAAACTCAATCTTCATCATCTATAATCAATCACCAATATACTTCGTTTATCTTTACACGGCCGACTAGAGTGCATCAACCAACCTGGAATATATATCCAATCCCCAGGATTTAAAGTCTTAACTTCAAATCCACCAGTTGGTCGAGTATCATATAATAATAAATCCCCACTGCCAACAATATTAATTATAGTAGTGCCTTTACTACTTTTATGAATATGCGGATCTTGGTATCCACCAACATCATAGTCAACCACCCAACTACTTTTTTCTTTTATATAGAAGTCAGTATCAAACTGCGATACTATATTTTTATGCCATTCTGGTTGAATATCGTGTTGTTTGAATGCATATTGCCAGCCATTCATCGTTGTGCTTATAGCACTGATATCATCTTCTAATAGCTTTTGGATCTCTAACCATTTTTGAAAATCGTATAATATACGATCATCTAATGTTATTTTTCCAAAAAATATTTCAACTGGGAATAATATCTCACTTTGGTTCATATATGAAGGGTACATCAATATCAAATACTATATTAATTCTCTGTCTATCTGACATATTAGGTTCTACTTCATGCGGGATCCACGAAGGCCAAAGGATTAAATCACCATCTTTGGGGAGAAAGAAAAAGTCTCTAGTGTACGGAGCAAAATCACTACAATCATTTAACACATTAGCAGGATTCGTAAGGATCAATCTACCAGTATCTGTAGCTTGTAAATAATACACACATGAGAATATAGAACCTTTGTGTGCATGATAAACGTTCCTAGCATATTTCTCATTAATATTGCACCAACTCCCGAGTTTTATTTTGTTTTCTTCAGTTGGTATTCTGATTCTGCTGCCGGGTTGATTTGCATAATATGTAAATGCGTCATTCATTATAACGCTTAATGCGTTATTTAACCATTCACAATCTGTTACTGGAAAAGAATATCTCCAACAACCTTCGTTATTAGTCAATTCGTTAATATCCCTAGCACCAGAAGCTTTAAGAGCTAACAATCTGTCGATTAACTCTTGCCTCTGATCTGGTGTACCTACATTTGCATAACTAAATAAGTCAGCTCTAAATAGCGTTACTGGTTCTCTCATACCAATCCTTCAAAAATTCATAATGATTCGGGAAATATTCTATAGCATTATCTATCTCATCAGTTTTTGACTTAATATAGTATTCAGCATACCTCATCTCTTCTTCTGACAGTTTGGGTTTTTCAATATTATCATACACCCCATTGGCATGTAACATGCTAAACCAATGACCACTATGGAAACCAGAAGTCTTATCGTCTATATAAAACCTACGATGTAGTGTAGGATAGAAGTGACTAAACATTTCTTGGATATACTGCGGTGCATCTTCTATTTTTTGGTTTCTAATTTCTTGCCAGAAAGGAGTATCAGCTCTATCACTATAATGATAGTGAGCCCAAACAAACGCAATGATTTCAACTACCATATTAATATATGCTGCATTAAAAGCATTCATTAAATTATCATTCCAAATACCGCTATGATGATTTAATCCGTTTGTTAATGCTTCAACAATCTTAGTAGTGAATGTGATACCAGTTGCTTCTAAAGGCTCTACAAACCCAGCAGATAATCCAACTGCAATAACATTCTTATGTGCTACCTTTTCAGAAGCTCCGCATCTCATTTTTAAATGACGAGCTTTAGCAGTATATTCGCCGATAGAATCTCTTAGTTCTTTTTCAGCATCTTCAGCAGAAATGTGTTTAGATGAATACACATAACCATTGCCAATCTGTTTGAATGTTGGGATTGTCCATCTCCAACCAGCCGTCATAGTGGTTGCTTTAGTATATGGATGGCATTCTTCTTGCGGATTTTTAAATTGTGTAGGCATAGCAACTGCGCTATCGCACGGAAGAATACTAGAGATATCAATAAAAGGTACTTTTAATTCTTTGTTGATTAACTTGGCTTCAAAGCCCGTGCAGTCAATAAAAAGATCGGCTGTGTGTTTTCTATCTTGTTCATCTAATAAGTATTCGATACCTTCATCATTAGATTTTATCTCTATAATCTTAGTATCAAAATATGTAATTCGATCTTTAATTAAATCGTGAATAGTATCTAATATATCAAATGCTGAGAAGTGCACCGCACCCCAATCTTTAAAGTCTCTAAGCGACATAGAATGATCGTAACCGCCAAGCTTAGGACTCTTATTTGCCATAGCTAATCTATATGCCGGTTGCCATTTTACCCATTCGTCATTTGTTTTATGAATGAAATA